TTCGCAATATTCGGCATGGTATTGACGATCTGTTTCTGAGCACCCCACATGATCGCCTCGATGCCCTGTCCCGTCTGCTCGGAGAAGCTATCGGCCGCCCCCTTGGTGCCCAAGATGTCGTTTGCAAGGTCCGTGATCCCTTCGGTCTGTGCGTCAATCACATCGTCAAAGCCAAGCTCCCCGGCCTTCTTCTGCATGCGGGTAGCGATCTCTCGGACGTGCCTGATGTTGTCCTTGCTGTTGATGAGGCGCCCACCGGTCCGGTCGAACACTTCAAGCTCATCGTCAAGGAAAGCCTGAAGCATGCGAACGGCGATCAATAGCGCCGCCTCCACCTTGCCCACGGATCCCTCTACTGCGGGATTCCTATAGCGTTTCCGCTTGATCCCTGGGAGCTTGTATTTGCTCAGTGTCGCCACTCGATTCCCTTTTCTTTTCTTCGATCTTCTGGATCTCTCTCATCATCTTTGCGTGCATGGACTTCGTGGGCTCGACGATCTGAAGCGTGATCGCGTCCTTGAAAACCTGCACGACCTTCCACTTGATGCCATGGGTGATTACATCGGTGCCAGGCTTCATGCCCGTGAGCCGCCACCAGATAGGCGCGTCCTTGACCTCTGGCTCCACCGGGTTGCCTTGGGGATCGACGATCTTGCTGTTTGGATCTTGGTTCATCTCTTCCGTCACAATGCAACAGCACTAAGCCAAGACGCCTTGCCCTTGACTCCGGCCCTGGTGCATTCGTACTCGGGCAGCCATATCATGCGATGCTTGACCCAGGGGCGCCACGGCCACGAAAAGATACGCTCCCTCATCGTCAAGGGATAGCACCCCTCTTGATGCCCGACGCACTTGCCGAGCGTGATGACCTCTTCATCGATTTGCAGATTGTCACCAGCAACGGCGATTGATTCGGGAAGCATGATGGTGGTCTTTTCCTCGTTCATTTCTTCCGCCTTCCACGGGCAGGGGCCGCCTTACGGGCGGGCGCTTTCTTCGCGGTCTTCTTTGCCGGGGGGCTGGCCTTTACCGTGGTGGCCACCTTCTCCATGGCCTTCACCTGTTTTTCTTGCTCCTTGGCCTGAGTCTTGGCTTCTTTCTTTGCGGCGTTCGTTCGGCCCTTGTCCTCCATGATCTCGTTGGCATGGGCCAGGGTCATGGCGTCTTCTCTGGCCTGCCACTTCTTGTCCTCTGCTGTCATCTTTGGTGTCGCCATCTCAGTTCTCCTTTTCTTTTTGGTCCCATAGACTATCAAGGCCAGCCTGTAGCAGTGCGTACCCGTCGGACTTCTTGCCGCTCAGCGCCCACACGCCGAGGGCGACCGGAAAGATCACACCCAGGACATAGGCGTCTTTGGCGATTTGCTTGATGTGATCAATCATTCGGGATCCTTGAGCACGCTACACCGGGACTTGATCTCTGCGATCTCCCGCAAGACGCATGCGTTGACCTGCACTGTCGCCGTGCCCCGGATGTCATCAAGCGCCGAGTCGTGGACGGCAAGGCCTTTCGCCAGCACGTCGATCCGCTTGGTGATGTGGCTGTGTGCTGTGTCGTCTCCTCGGAATTGATGATCCCGATTGAGTGCGATGATCTACTCACGGTCTACCTTCTCCTCGCTCAGTAGCAGGCATACCTCGCGCTTCAATGCGTTTATCTCGTCCCGCACGTTGGCGACCGAATCATTGATGAACTGCTCGACGTGATCCAGGTTGCGCAGCTTGGGGCGCTCGAGCTCGGGGTCGGTCTCGATGTCGAGCATCTGGGCCCGGAGCGTTCCGATTTTCTGTCTGTTGTCATGTACCCTACCGGACAACCCTATGACTTGCTTACGCAAGACCTCCACCTCTGACGTGGTGGCGCTGTTGGGCGCCGAACCTTCGAACTTCCGCTCAAGGTGATCGACTGCAAATTGTAGTTGCTCCAGTGTCGCTAGGGTGGGCTCGGGCGGGATCTCCACAGGTTCCTCCAGGGTCAAGAGCCACGTACACTCAAGCTGCTTGACTGCCTCGTCGAATGCGTCAGCGATCTCTTTGCCCTCGCCGCTGTTGTAGACGATCACCAGAAGCTTCTTGATGTCCTTGATGCTTTCGATCAACTGACCTTTGCTTAGCATGTCCTACTCCTCTCCCGTCTCCGGGGTTTTGGGCTCGTCGCCCTTGGGTTCTACCGTCTTATTATCCACTGGAATCCCCAGCGAAGCAAGCGAAGGCAATGGCTTGTCTATTGGAGATGTTCCAAGCTCTGCCACCGCTGCGTTCCGTTCCTTGTTCGCGTCCACCTTCTTGGTGGCGGTCTCCTGGTCAACGCTATGCACAACGGCGGCCCAATCGTCCACGCTTGAGACGTTGGCTGCAACCTCTGCCTCATATCGATTCCCCACCTCGACGTAATCCACCGGGCCCGTATCCAAAACCCCCGGCTCCCACCTGGGCCGAACACGATCCAATGGGATTTGGACAATCGGGCTGCCGTCGAATCGCTTGGCCCCCGTGCCCGCGTAGTAGTTCTGGATCACGATGCCCTTGATCAAAGCGTTGTAGACGCCCGGCTCCATGATCTCGTTTTTCTCTTTTTGGTATCGGCTCAGGTCCGCTTGCTCCATTCTCATGGCGATCCCTGACTGCGGAATGCCTTCGCGGATTGACAGGCTCTTGGGGCTGAGATGATTCATCATGGCGTTGTACTGCATGAACATCTCAAAGGTGTTGGTGAAAGGGTCCGACACGAAATCATCTCGGACAAAAGAGAAGGTCACATCACCCGGAAGCTCTGCCGCCTGCTTGGGGCTGAAGATGCGCGTCTTGGGGATCTCGCTGTTGGATCCGGCGGGCTTGGTATAAGTCGGGATTCCAAGCATCGCCCAGCTCATGCAGTGATTGAGGTAGGTCATGCCGAGGTTGATCACTCGGTTCATGTAGACGAGAGAATCGGGCCCCTTCAGGTACACTTGATCGTTGTTGTCGCCGAGCCAGGTGAAGGGATAGATCGGGGTCTTGTCGTAGGGGTTGACGAAAGGATTGATGTCGTTTTCGTTGACGCCCCATGATCGGTCCATGCTGGCGATGTAATGGACGGTCGGGCCAAAGATAACCTTGCCTTCCTTGTCCTTGTCCGTGGCGATGTCCGTAGCCCTGCGGCCCCAGACCTCATAACGTGGCTCATCGTCAAGACCGTCGAGCCCCGGAAGCTTGAACAGAACGGCATCGGCCGCATACGGATCCCAATAGCGTTGACCGTTGACAGCGACGTAGACCAAGTCAGGGGAAAAGCACGAAGCTCTGACGTGGTCCTCGTTCCACCACTGCTTGATGCCCGCGTTGTGACAGCCTTCAACATACTTATCGCCCTTGATGAGCGCCGTCTTGATCTGGGACAGCTTGACGTATTCGGCGAAGCTCTTAGAGATGGGATCGTCACCTGGGATCTCGTCACCCGTCTTGATGTCTTGCAGGTAGAAGCGGGCACCGTTGCCCCGGAACGTCTGACTTTTCTTATCGATGATGTGGGCCATGACCGGGAGCATAATGTATTGACGAGCCATGTCCTGGTGCGTCTTGGGGAACTCAGCCTCTAGGTCATCCTCAAGCGAGGATTGGAGATCACGATTGATGAAGTCCACTCGGCGCGGGATCTCCTCGTTGTATCCTTCCGGCTTCCACTTGTCCGCCCGATCCAGAAGGCCTGTAAGCTCGTTTTTCATGGCCTCGGTAAGCTGGCCGTGCATGATTGCGGTTGAGTTCGCCATTATGCGGCGCTCCATATCCGGCTAGAAAGCCTGTCTGTGCGGTGGTAGTACTCGACGTGGTAGCGCATGTCGTCACAAGCATGGGTCACAATTTCATCATCGTGTGGATTGTCGGGCAACTCGCCATCCTTGGTCTCGGGGAAGCTGTATGCAGTGATAGCATGCAAGATCTTTCTGCGCACGTTTATTTTGTCCAATGGGTCGCCGAAGCCACACGAGGGATCCGGGTTGACCTTGAGGTAATCCGAGAAAAACAGGAACGGGTGGCCGTCCATAGGGTCCAGGGCAAGCTGCACATGCTGCACGCCGATCTTGATGCGGCGGCCATGCAAATACTTGATCGGGATCTGGAGATACTTCTTGGCCTGGACGATGGCGCTCTCTCCCGATGTCTGCTCAACCGAAATTCCGGCAGGGTCAACCACGGCCTCGCCGACAATGTAGTTTCGCCCGGCGTGGTCATTGCGAGATAGGATCATCTTGCAGAGCCGCTTGATGGTGATCTGCTGGAATTGGCCGTCTGGGTATATCTCATCCACCACGATTGATATCTCTGTTGTCGTGACCCAGCCACCTGGCATCACGGACCCGGCCGGAATCCTTTGGACCCACAAGACATGGGGGCGGCGCGGGCTCCAATCGATCACGACGTTGAGCTGGGTCAATACCTGCTGCCCGTAGCGGTCCATGACATAGGGCTCGTATCTCCATGGGATGATGTGGACGCTTCCGTCGAACTCAGGGTAGACGCTACCACCTGCGGCGACGAAGCGGCCCTCTAAGTAGCATGCGGCCTGCCGTGCCGGGCAAGCCTTGTGCATCTGGCGGATGAAGTCTGGGCTTAGGTGGCGGTTGTCCGCCGTGGCGAAGTTGAGGCACCGGCGATCCGGGTTGTCCTGCCCGTCGAACTCTTCCGAGAGCCATCCAATCTTAGGCAAGGACGTAAGCCCAAAGCGCAAGCGCGATCCCTTCTTTCGGATACGGCCCACCGCATGCAGGAAAATCTCACGCTTCATCAGGTGGGGCTCATCCATGTAAACGTAGGTCGCGTTGCTCATCTGGATCCGCTTGGGCTCAGAGCCAGATCGATAGTACAGCTTGCGATTACCTCGGAGGATGAGGCGCCGCTTGCCTACGTCGTGCCTTACGATGATCCGCTCGAATGCCGGGAGAAGCGTTTCGTCGAGCCACTCAGAGAGCATTGGGTAGGTGGGCTGGATTGCGATCCCCATGCTGTTACGCGGGCTGTGTCGGGCAGAGAGAGCGATGAACGCCAGGCCCGAGGTGGTCTTGCCTGAGCCCCAGCCTCCCGCCGCCAGGGTCGCATAGGATGGCGATGTCCCAAAGTCAATCTGGGGTGTGCTGAATCTAAGAAGGTTGCCGGGATCGTCTGGGTCAACGATGGGCCACTCACTTGACATCGGGTTCCGCCTCATCCCTTGGCTTAGTCGGCAGGCCCACGCTTGCGCGGATGTCCTCAAGACTTGCCCCGGGGTTGATGTGCAGCACTGGGCCACCGTCTACCGCAAGCAAGAGATCCCCTTCGTCCTCTGCTGCCGGGTCAATCTCGGGCGGATCTGGGTTGTCCTTTTGCCCAAGCATCTGCTTGCCGAGCCAAACCAACATGGTGCGGTCACCAGCAAGAGCCTGTTTGATCTGTGCTCTACGGATGGCTATCTTGGTTTTTGACTTTCCTCTTTTATAGGCTCCGCAAAACTCTGGGTCTTCTTTGCGTCTGCGTGTGATGGTGTCCACAGAGATGGTCATGAAGTCCGCGATCTCTTCATCGCTACAACCGATAGAGGCGAGCTTCTCCATCACCCCGATATCGATCTCGACCTTAGGCCGTCCACCTTTGTTTTTCTTTTGGGCTTTTTTTGGCATACCTTGGTAGGATAAATGCGGAGGTGGGCGATGTCAAACGACGATGTGGATCTTGAGTTGGAGCTTGACCTTGATTATGGCTTTGGGCTGAGCATAGACGAGTGGCTGGAAAGTCCGCCAAAGAAAGCGAACTACAACAGGCCGGAGATCAAAACGTCAAAGGAGAAAAAGTAAAGGCCCCGAGTTTTAGCCCAGAGCCTCTACCACCAAAGGAGAACATGCCCAGACAAGATACCGAATCACGGGGCGGGTGTCAAGCGAAGAAGTATGTAAGCCCGCAGACGACAACGGCGAACACGCCACCGAATACCACGGCTAAGATCAACTCTTGGATCTGCTCATCGGCCATCTACCACCTCAACATATTTGTGCCTGCGTTCGTAAAGAGATATGCAGATCGTAACACGCTTGAACGTCACCTCGCGGACAGTGCCCGGATCGTCAATGGTCGCCTTTCTGTCGATAACACCTCGTTTCCAGTACAGTCGGTATTGATCAACGGGTGCATAGTCTTCGTGGCCGTCCGCCCACTCAAACAGCACCTTGCCCTTGGCCATCTCGCTTGCGAATCCGTAGACAGCGGCTCGAAAGCTCACCTCACCACCTCGAACGTGTACGCCCAGACCCTACATCCTGTGCCTCTTTCCGTGACATTCATAGCAAAGCCACTCGACGCTTGACCAGTCTCTGTAGTCTTTGTGGTGAGCAACAGCTTTACATTCATCTTTGCACTCCTCGCGCCTTCTTTGTCGCCTCTTGTTTGTTGGGGAGCCCTGCACGGGCCCGCCAACGTGCCTGGCGCAGGGTCTTTGATGAAACCCCTAACCTCCGGGCGACCTGGGACAGAGGGAGCAAGTCACTCATCGCAACCGCTCTGCATTTCGGTCTCTACAGGCCAAAGCTCATTTTCGCCAACTCCGAGTAGCTCGGCAATCTTTGTCCGCCGATCCTCACGAGGCTTCGACCATCCACGAGCCCAAGCGCGAACTGCACCAGTCGATACTCCGACAGCCCTGGCAAGTTCCGTCTGGTAAATCCCAGCTTTGAAAAGCAACATCTCGAATTGTGTTTTTCGCCTTTTCATACCACCACCTCGTCTGTTAACCGGGTTGAATGTTTTCAAGACACTTCTCTCTCGTGACCACAGGGGCAAGTCAGCAATATTGGGCC